ATAATCACCATCATGATAAATTAAATTATTTTTTATATCATAATCTATTATTAATAAATAATCTTCTTTAGGATCGTTATATAATTCAATATTCTCACTAAAATAATCTGCTTCATATTCAAAATTAAATTCTGGAAGTTGAGAATTTAAAGATTTTTCAATTGCATCAATATTTAATAAATCTGAAAAATTTGATTTTTTAATTTTTTGTATTTGTGATGTTTTAAAAGTTTCCATTTTCTGTTTTGTTATTTGTTAAACTTAGAACAAATATAAAAGGTTTTTTTGTTATTCCTACACTAAAATGGTTTTTTTTTAAAAAAATAATTCTCTGATCTGTTTTAAAAATGCTAATAATATTAATAAACCTATTATTATAAGTCCATAATTTAAATATTTTGTTAATGGTTTATTTTCTTGATAAATTAATTTTTCAACTTCAAAAGGAATTTCTTTAATAATGGTTATTGTATCTCCAAGACATTTTATTTCATGATAGATTTCTTTTGTAATTGTATCATAAATATATCTAGCAAATATTTTTTCAGTATTTACAATGATAGTTGTATCATGATATTCTATTAATTTAGTCGTATCATAAGAAATTTCATTTATAATAATTGTGTCATTAATTTTAATCGTATCTAAGTGATTAACTTTTAAAGATGGGTACTTATCTACTAATCTTGCCAATCTTCTTTCTGGAGAGCATTTAAATAAACTTAAAAAGCTAATTGTTATTATTATTATCAGACTTATTTTTTTCATATTGCCAAATTAAATAATTTTTATAAATATTTTGAGAAATTGACCAACCTCCACCGCAAGTATTACATCTCATTCTTTTCCTAACTGTTCCAGATTTTAATGTTCTATCTCCATTTGATCTTATTTTTTGTGAGCCACATTTAGGACAAGTCCATCTATGATCTCCAAATGACACTCCAACATGAGAATTTACCTCTGCATATTTATAAATTTTATAAAATACTTTTTCTAAAACTAAAACATCTTGATCACAGTATTCAATCATTTTTTTTAAAGCATCTTTATTATTATTTAAAACATCTACCCACAGCTTAAATCCTCCAGTTTCCATTTTTTCACCAACTCCAAAAAATTTTGCTATATAATCAAGTTTATTAGAATTCAAATTAAATTGTTTTCTTACTTTTTTTAAAGTATCATAAGAATCAATTTTATCTGGACAATATATATCATGATAAGCACATCTAGTTCTAAGCCATTTGATGTCATATTTATCACCATTATGAGCGACACATTCATCTGCTTCTTTAACAATATTCATAAATGATTGAAGCATTTCTTTATCACATTGATTTTTATCCCAAGATAGATTTTTGACTTTAGTTTTATGAGCCCATTTATAAGATATACAAATTATTTTATTTTGATGAATTATATTATCATGAGGTATATTTATTCTATATCCTACCCTCCAAGAATAAACAACTAATGGACTTGTTTCTATATCAAAAAATAAGCGTTTCAGAATTTTCCATGTCTATAATTGATGAAAAATGAGATTCTACAAGTTTGGAAACAAATAAAGGATTCATTAATTCTTTACATTCTTTATAATTAGTCATAAAAAAATTTTCTATCAAAATTGCTGGACAATTTGTATTTTTTAAGACATAAAAATTTGCTTCTTTGTCAGAATCACCATCAGTAAAATCTAATCTAGATTTGTGATTTGGAAAATTTGTGATCATGTTATTAATGAAAATGGATGCAATTTGATCAGATTTAGTTTCTCCTTTTGATGTATATATTGAAAATCCATTTGCTGATTCTGAAGTAAATCCATTTGAGTGAATAGAAATAAAAACTGAATTTTTGTTTTCTCTATATATTCGATTAGTTAAATCACATCTTTCTTTTAAAGAAATATCTTCATTAATTCCATGCAATAAATTAACTACATCTATGTTAGCAGTTCTTAATTTTTGAGCTAATAAATTACAAATATTTCGATTTCCAACACCTTCAAAATATTGTGATCCATCTTCCCAAATTGGAGATCTTTTTCCAGCAGTTACATATTCGCCATTAATCACTCCTCCATGACCAGCATCTAAAATGTAATTAAATTTACTCATTCTTTAGGTAAAGATATTAAAGAATCTTTAGATCTTAAAAACATTATTCCAAGAGTTAACCATCCAGAAAGATCTTTAGTAGTTTGTTTTTCTTGATATAACATTACTCCACAAAATATTAAAATTAAAACTCCTAAAATTGTAGTTACATAGTTTTCAATTAACCTTTTTTTCATTTTTTTAATGATTTTAATTCACTTAAAATAGTAGCAAATCCAACATCTACTTTTTTGTCTAATTCAGAATGAAGATCATGAAAAGATTTTAGAGTGTCATTAATACCATCTTTATAAGTATTAAATTCATCTTTAAAACGGTCAATTCTTTGATTAGTAATTTTCATATTATCTTCGATATTCTTAGTAATTTCTTTTTTAATGATCAATTTATTATTTGTAACATCATTAATTTTTTCTACTAAGTTACTGATTTTTAGTTCTTGTTCTGCATTTTTGATTTTATCTCTAAATAACCAAATTACAACACCAACTAGAATAGATCCAAAATATATAGCGTCTTTAATATTAATTGAATCCATTTTATTTATAATTACGTTTTCTTATATTTTGAACTCTATCAGTAAATTGAATTACATGAGATCTTCCATTGTAATAATATAGCTCAGTAGTTTGTGAAATTTCTTTAACTGCTAAAGGAATTTGATTATAAAAAGAAGTATTTGTTAAATTATAATCTGAAATATAAATTTCATTAGCTAAAATATTATTTTCAATTATAAATTTTGAAACTGAATCTTGGACAAATTCAATCTGTAGATCATAAGTATACTCTATTGAATCTTGAATTTGTGTGATAGTTCTATTTGATGTAAAATAAGTATCTGAAATATATTCTGATTGCTTATTCCACAAAATTCCATTAATTCTAATTTGTTGATACCAGTTTAATCCAGTAAAATCAAAAGGTGAATTTTCAATGTAACCATTTTGGAAAGAAACTATTTTTACACTTCCATCAGCATCTTGATCAGAATATTTTTTTAAAGTAAATTTAACAGATTCTAATTGAGTTGGATTTCCAAACTGAGTTAAATCTGCTTTAATAACATATTCTCCAACTCCATGAATTTGTAAAACTTTCTGCCATTCTATTAAATAACCGCTATATAATAATTGATCACCAGTTCCAACATCTCCAAGTGCAAAATATAATCCAAAATCATTTGTATTTAGAGTTTCAATTTCTATATCATTTTTAAATAATTTAATATCCACTGTATCATTAGCAGCCATTACTTTATATATAAAAGAAGTTTTATCATTGAATCTTTCATCATCTGAATCTAAAGATCCATAAACTGTTAAAGTTCTTTCACAATCTTGAGCAACACATTGACAAATTTCAACTGGATCTGATGGAATACGAACTACAGAAGATTTTAAAACTCCATTTTGTATAGCAAATCCCTCTGGTCTAGTTCCTATTTTAAAAATATCAATCATCTATTTTTAGTTTTCTTTGATTGAAAATTTCAGTTGGCAAACAAGTTCCTTTAAAATTATTTAAATAAAATTCTTCTTTGTACCAAGTATGATCTATGTCTCCATAAAAAAGATCAACATAATATTTAATTTGATCTAATTTAGAAGAATCAATTGTAATTAAAAAAATAGCAAGTGTATCATCTTTAATTCCACAAGTTTCAACGCTTTCACATAAAGTTGATAAATTTTCAGATAGTATTATTAAATTTCCTTGTTCGCTCATTACCCAAATATATGAAGTTTAACACATGGTCTGTAATCTACTCTGGTCATAGATGTAGGGAATCCACCATATTGATAAGAATAGCACCCTCGATCATTAGAAGATGGTCCAGCATTTGTTGGAAAATCTACAGAATTTGCTTGACTTGTAATTCCAGATGGCTGTTGATTAGTTTCATAAAAAATTCCCAAAGCATCAATATTATTATAATTTAAAGTTGTAAGATTTGTTCCTCCAAAATCTAATTTTATCCAAGTTGGATTATTTCTACCCATCGCAAAAGTGACATTATCTCCAGTTCCAGCTCCGAAAGTTCTTTGATAATCTGCTGCTTGATAACTTGATACCCAATCTACATCTACATTGCCATTTGTAAATTCATATCTTCCATTTATATCTGTTTTAGTCCAATGACATATATAAACTCTATTTCTAGGAGATACATGAGATGTCGGAGATGATGGTCCAGCCATAGCAAACTCGATTGCTTGAATTTCACCAGCTTTTCCAATTTCTGAAGCATCGAAAATCATACCACATCTAGTATGCTCATAAAAAGTCCATAATGGAATTAAATCCGAAGTGCTAGAACTTGGTGTGCCAATTTGAATTATATCTAGAACTGGATTTGATCCACTAGATTTTTTATTCATGAAAAAATAATTTGGTCCCATATTAACTTGTGTAATTTAAACCATAAGTAAAATATAATCTTGAAATTCTAGCTCCTACATTATACTCATTATAAGTCCATGTTAAAGTATGAATTTGACCAGCCACAAAATCATTTGGATCTAAAATTCCATTACCTCCATTCACAACAAATGATTCTGGACTTGAAGAAGGAACGTATAAATTAAATTTTGCATTTTCTGGAAGAGCTTGTAGATCAATTATAATGTTTCCAAAATCGCCATCAACTAAATCGATAAAATTTAAATTACAATCACCAGCAGCAGTTGGAATTATTAAATAATTATAACTAATTTCACAATCAATGTCCCACCTATTAGTTGGAGGATCACTTGGAACATTTAATACTTCATAACCTCTTTTACCATAATTTTGAACTCTGCGAATTCTATTATCATCATCTACATATGTAAGCTCTCTGCCACCAAGTGATCTAGAACTTAAAGCATCAGCATTAAACCAGAAACTACCTTGATCAGTTTTATTTAAATTTGCTTCTTGAGATCCATTTATATTAGGCAATAAAATATCTCTACCAGTTTGCTCGATTGCAAATATGTGATCACTATTTGGAAAATCTAAATCTGATCCATATTTTGTCTGTCCATTATTCATCCAATGCCATCCAACAGATCCTTTTCCAAGATTAGTTTTATCTGTAATTGAATCAATAAATCTTAATCTTGCTGGATCTTCAGTTGAAGAAAATAATACTTGGTGTCCTCTTAGAAAATTTAATTTTTCTTCTAATTCATCAGAATAATTTGTGTCATAAGTATTTCTACAAAAGTCGGTTAAATCTTGAGTAGAATACGTTCTTTCCGTTTGAGTTTGATCACTTTCAATTCTAAATATAGATTGTGCAATATCAAAAGTTAAATTAAAAGTTTTTAAATCTAAAGTTCTATCTGAAGTTAATTCTTGATTTTGTTTTCCTATTGGCAGATCTGAATTTGCTGGAATTTTTAGATCGATTATATTATCTTGAGTAACTAGATCAATATCTACTGTATTATCAGATGATTTCAAAGAATAGAATTCAAGATCTAAATTTGTTTTTTGTTTAAATAAACCTTGTCCAGTTCCAATATTAGAAGCAGTATTTGCTTCGCCAGAATTACCTAAAGCAGTTTGTAATTGAGCTAAAGAAATAGATCTACTCTCCCAGATTCCAGATCCTTGTTCATTTTCATGAGAATAATCTAATAAATCAAAAGATTGTATATTTCCGTTATTTTGGTATTGAGATATTTTTCCAGCCATTTTATTTTTTTTATTCTATATATTTTAAAGTTCCATCTTCCATTAACTTTTGTAAATTGTTTTCCATAATTTTATTTCCAACTTGAGGTGGCTCAACATCACTTGACCACAATCTTGCTGAAATATCATAACTTGTACCTTCAGTTAAATTATTAGAATTTGTCATACAAATTAAATCTACAAATAAATTATTTGGATCAATTTCTATTTTTGTTCTTGTTTCATTTGCTAAAGGTTGCAAAAGACCATTTTGTAAAGGAACATTTTCTACTAAAGTACTCAATTCTTCAATTGAAAACAAACCTCCAAGATTTTGATCTAATCTTATAGCGCCAGTATAATTTGTAAAATCCATTATAGTTCCATCTACTCTTGAAAATCTTGCTTTGATAATTGTGTTTTCATTTGTTAGAATTGCTCCTCCCAAATCGTTACCAGTTGATGATTGAGAAGTAGTTATATTACAATTATGAATAGGATTTAAATCAGTTTTTGGATCATTATCATTTCCATAATCTCTAGCAATAGACATTGGAAAATATAATCTGTATTGAGTATTAGAAGCATCTACATTAAAACCTTGATTATCTACAAAATCATTATTATCGACACTAAGATCCAATCTAGGATAAATGTTGTAATCTTGCCATACTGAATAATTTGAAGTTTTATTATTTAAATTATTATTTGGCTTTGAATTATCATAAAAAATAGAATTTATATTTGGATTTTGAATCCAATCTTCCCAATTTATTTTAAATCCAATTTGAAGTTTATAAATTGTATATTCGTTAACAGTACCAACTGTTGATATATTAGCAAAATTAAATTGATCATTTTGCGAAAGATTAAAACCTCTTGTAGAATTTAATGTGATTGCTTGTTCAGTAAGATTAGTTCCTATAATTGGAACATTAATAGAACTTGATAAATCTAAATCAAATGGATAAATAATAAATTCATCATTTGTTTCTTCATTATAAGCAACAATATTAAAAGATAATTTTTGAATATAAGATCCAGCTTTTGCCCATGATGATAAATAAAATTCATATAAATACCCATCTTCCACCATTCCATTAAATGAATCAAAAATATCAGCATTTGGATCTGTTAAAAAATTATTATGATTATAAACACTAATTGGATATGATTCTGTTTGCATTATATCAACAAGTCCAAATACATCAGAAGTATCTTCATATTGATCAAAAGAAGCAATTAATGAAACTCTATCATCTTGTAAATTAGTCAAATTAATTTGACCTACTGAAATCCAAATTATATAATATTCTCCATTTTGAATTAATGAAGCTTGTGAACTTGTATAATTTATATCAAAATCAATTTGTAAAATAGATCCAGAAATTGAAGATGATATATTTGTAATTAAATTATTTCCAGCATTAGGAGTTCCAGCAATTCCGTTTGTGGTTTGATAGAAAAAAGTATTTTCATAAATAGTATTAGGAATAAAATTTGGCTGATCAATTAATCTAGATATACCAATTGAAAAAGGAGTTCCATTTTGAAGATTTGGGCAGTCAATTTTTGCTTGACAAACAGTCGTTCCAGCTGAAGAAATTACATTATTAGTTTTGTCTGTTAACCATCCAGTCAATAAATAATTATTAGAAAATCCATTGAAGTTTTCATTATACCAACCAACATTACCCAAAAGATCAGATGATGTCAAAACTTTAGAAGAATTTGGATTACCTAAATTAGGTCTCATGTCAGCTTCAAAAACATATTTTAAGGAATTTGTTCCATTTAAATCTGGTGGAATAGTTCCAGAATTATAATATTGATTATAATTAGTTAAATAATATGGAAGAATTATAAATTCATGACTTATAGTTATTACTTGATACCCAGCAGAATTTACTCCATCATTTTTTAATTTCAAAGATCCATTTTGCCAAGTTATGTTTGTACCATTTGTTAATGGCTGAAAAGTTTGAAATCCAGAAGAAATTTGATTTCCATAATAAACTTGTTCCTCTTGATTTATAGAAGATATATAATCAACATTACCAGAATTTTCTACTAAATTATATTTAAAAATCGCAGCATCTAAAGTATTAGATCCTAAGATAGATCCAAAATTATAAGTGCCAGCTGATGGAGATCCACTAATTAAATTATAAAACATTACTGTTGAAGAAACAAATGTTATTTCACCAACAAAAATTGTATTAGTTGGCTGAGTTGTATCAACTAAAGTTACTGATGCCACATCACCAACAGTCCAACCATCTAAAATAAAATCTCCATTATTTGCTGTTATTGTTGAAGATGAAGATGATATATTAATGGTAGAAAATTCAGATGCTTGAGAATACCATCTGATTTGCAAAGTTGTTAAAGCTTTTACTTTTTCTCCTACATTACCTTGAAGATTATAAGTAAAATCATTTTGATTTTGATTTAAATTTTCCCCATTTCTTAATGTAGAAAAAAATTTCTGCTCTGTAACAAATGTTTGCAACCCCATGATACAAAGTTAAAGTTTATTTTTGAACTTTTTAAGTATTGATTTTAATTCTTTTACATCTTGTTTTTTTGTTGCTTTTCTAATTTCATTTAAAGTTTTTTCTACTTCCTTTTTTTTATCTTCTGGAATGTCCTTCATTTGATCGAAAGCAAGATTTAAAGAATCTTCATAAATCTTTTTATAATCATCTATTGTAGATAATAATTTATTTTGTATTTGATTTAAATTCATCATAATTTTATGTTTGATTTTCTAATCCTAAAAATGATTTTTCGGTTAAATTTTTTGTATATGGTGATCTAATCCAACCAGATATTAAAGCAAAATCATTACCAAAATTCCATTTTAATTCTTCTATTTTTACAATGTTTCCTTGCTGATCAGTACAATACGAGTTTCCTAAAACTTGTATAAAGTTAGAAAATCCAAAAGGTATTTTTAATTCTGATATTAATTTTTTTTGACCTCTATAATTATTTAAAACAAAACTATTATTATAATGATATTTATTAACTAAAGTTTGTGCTTCAATTTTTATTCTATCTTCTTTCATTAATAATTTTCCTCCAGCTCCTTCAGTTAAATATAAAAGTTTTCCAACTGTTAAACTATCACCAGTTAAATGAAGCATTTCTGTTCTAGCTAATATTTTTGCTTTATTGTTTCCATTCCCTCCAACTAAATTTATTACAGCATCAATAGCTCCAGCCATAATTTTTACAAATCCTTCAACTGGATTAAGACCTCTTTTAACATCACCTAAAGCATAAGGAATAATTGTTTCATCAAATCCTTTTATTAAAACTCTTTTAGAATCACCTATTGTAATCGGAGTAGTCACTGTTTCATATCCAGTTCCTAAATATCTAATTATTGTCCAATAATCTGCTAGATCAGTTTCATATCTAAAAATTTTTCTGGCTTTTAAATCATTTGTATTATATAATTTTTTTTCATTTTCTACATCTGGTATTTGAAATTGAGTTTGACCGATCCAAAAATTATCATTAATTAATGATTCTTGAAATACTGTGTTTCCAATTATTTTAATTCTAGCATCAAATAAATTATTTACAAGAGTTATTAATTCACTTATTGTAAATCCATAATCAATTGAATCTGGATAACCAACTAATCCAGACTGTGAAGCAATGAATAATTTTCCCTCATCATTTTTTGATGGAAGAATATATAAATTTTCTAGTTCCACAATACTGCTTGAATATTGATAACCAATATACCCAAGTGTTTTTTCTAAAAGATGTTTTAATTTTGAACCCATGTAGCACCTAATAGGTGGAAACAAAATTTCAATTAAATCTAATATCAATGAAGTCAATTGGATTAATAATAAAGCAGCATAAATTATATTTACAACAATTGTAGCAGTCGTATAATAAGCACCAGCGGCTGGACCAGATATTCCACCAACTGTGTGAGCTGGAGCATTAATTCCTAATTCTTTTATTAATTCTTCAGATAAATCATTTAATTCTTTTATAAATAAAAAAATGGTTAATGATAGTAAAGCAAGTTCAGTAGCAGATTCTTTTAAAGGTTCTTCTTTTATATAAGGAATTTTTACAAAATCGCTTTCAGTCAAAAATCCTTCTTCATATAAAAATTGCATTGTTATTCCAGAAGCTCTATCCGATAATTGATTTAATCCATCTAATTTTTTTATTTTACATCTTACTTCTACTGGTGAGATTTCTTCAAAATCATTTAGATCTAAAATTCCATCAAATACATTTAAACTCTGTCCATCTTGTATATTTATTTTAAATGGAATTCCCTCAAAAATTCCTAGACCTCCAGTCATTCCATCTGCAATATATTCTCTAATAGTTTGAGCATTTTCATTTACAAAAGTAAATTCTTCCATTGAAATATTTGCTTCTCCTCCGTTTTCGTTCCATGTTGCTAGAACTTCAATAGATCCCCAGTCTTTAACTGGATTAACTATTTGACCATTTAATAAAAATATTGCATTATTCATTTAAAAAATATTATTGTTTTTATAATGTTTTATTTCTGTTTTCTTTTGGTTTTTTATTTTTTGTATAACTGCATTACTCATTTCATCATAATTCCAAGACTCGAAAGGAATATGCTCGATAGCAGAAATTATTTTATTATTTGATCTAGATATTTCATCAAGTTTTTTATTAAGTTGATAATTTACAGAAATATTATTAGCAATCATTTCATAATTTGATGTTGGAACTTTATTATATTTTATTCCTTCAATTGATTTTGATTTATAATCTAAAGCTAAATTACCAAGTTCATCATTTGAAATTCCATCTAGTTTAGCATTATTGCTAGGATCTACAATTCTTTCAGATGAATCAACTCTAACTACATGACCATCTCTGCCAGACATCAAAGGTTTTCCTAAACTGTCACCAACATTTTCTGTACCTCCATAAAAAGCTGGTAAACTTTGAATAAAAGCAGTAAGAGCAGTAATATCTTTTATTGTAGATGTTAAAGGAGATTTATCTCCACTTTCAACTTTAGAAGCAAAAACTTTAAATGCAGCGATTCCAGCATTAAATAATTGCTGATTTCTTTGAACTTTTCTTTTCTTCAATTCCAATTCTTGTTGTCTCCTTTCTTCAGATAAAGCAGATTTTTCAGCATCTGCGTTTCCATTAATTGATAATTGTTTTAATTCATTATATCTATTTTTAGATGCTGAAATTTCTTCATTAATATTTTGTAATTGTCTTTCAGCTCTTAGATCATTTTGTCTTTGAAAATAATCTAAAAGAGCATTTGTAGCAGCTATTGTGTCAGATAAACTTTTTAATCTTGCTTCTTCATTTGCTTGAGTTATTTTTAATTGTGAATCAGCAGTTACTTGAGCAGCTTTAATTATATCTTCATTTGCTCTTTTTGTATCATCTACTCTTTTTTGTTCAGATTCTTCAACTGCATAATTATAGGTTTGTAAAATTTCTTCTCGATCTTTTTTAAGATTTTTTTCAGATTGTTTAATTAAATCATCATACTGATTTTGTGTTAATTGTCGATCTTTTAACTGCTTTGCATATAGCTTTTTATTATCTGAATTTCTTTTTTCAGCTTGTGTATATGAATAATTTCTATTCTCTTTCAATCCTTCTCTTTCAGCATAAAACAATGCTTGAAAACTTTCTTCAATATCATTAAAAATTTTATCATCATAAAAACTTTTATCAATAACACCATCCTTATCAATATCTACTTTAGTTTCATCTTCAGCAATTTTTAAACCTCTGTTAAATGTTGTTTCTTGATCTCTTTCTGCTTGACCTATTAAATAACCTCTTGTATTTTTTTCAATTTTTCTAGTTAATTTTTCTCTATCAGATAAAATTTTGTTTAAATCATCTTCATATTTATTTCTAATTACAGTCTTTCTGTTTGTTGATCCTAAGATTCCTAATCTTTCTTTTTCAAGTTTTTTAATATTATTTTGGAAAACTTTTGCTTCAGCTCTAGTAGTAGCAGTTTCTTTTAATAATCTTTGCTGCTCAGCAATTTCTTTGTTAATTACTTCTACTGTTCTTAAATTTGATTTTTCTTCTTTGCCATTTGTTTTCCTTAATTCTGTATTAAATTTTAAATCTTTCTTTTGTTGTTGTATTGCTTTGAGTTGATCTAATAAAGTTTTTAAATTTCCGACCTCTACATTACCTTGCTCCAAAGCTTGTTGCATCAAATCTGCTTTTGCTTTTATTCCATCTTCATTATATTTTTTTTGAACAAAAACTAACATCTTGGACAGTTCAATTTCTAGCTGTTTCCCCTCTTCCATTTTAGAAACATTTTCATCTATTATTTTTTGAACAGATCTCCAATCTGAAGATCCATACCCCATTTCACGAATGTCATCATTTTCTTGAAAAGCATCCATTAAACTTTCTCTAGCAACACTTTTAATTGCTTCTCTTTGTTCATTTATTTTAGAAGTTACTGCTTCAATTTGTTGCTCTAATCCCTCTAATTGAGCAGCATCTAGTTCAGCTTGTTTTCCTAGAATTTCTTCATCTGTACCAGTTTGTTGAAGCTTTGCTAATTCTAATTGAATAGATTGAATTTTTGCTTTTGTTTCAGATTCAATTCCACTTAAATCATCTGACAAACTATCTTTTAAAAGTTTAAATGAATCAGCAAATTTTTGATTGTCAATACTTGCTTGTTCCACAGAATCTGAATAATCCCAAAATAAAGCGATTGCAGTTGTTAAAGCTGAAATTAAAAGACCTAATGGATTAGATTTTATAGCAGTATTTAAACCCTTCATGCTTATAGCAGCTCCTTTTAAACCTTTAGAAAATAAAGAAGTAATAACTCTAGCACCTTTTGTGATCATTTGGTAAGAAGTCATTGCTACATTTGAAGCAATCACAGCAGTTTTATATGATATAAATGCGATTGCTACATATTTAATTATTCTAAAAATGTTTTCTAGATTAGCAGTAACAAAAGCTAAAGCATTTTTTAATTTGTCTACTGCTCCAGTTGTTGAAGATGTTCCAAGAATAAGTTCTTGTAATCTTGATTTTAATAATTGAAATTGACCATTAACTGTGTCCAGTTGATCTTCAGACATTTTTTTCAATTCATCTGCTACATCAGTTACACCAGTTTTTAATTCATTTATAGTTTCAGTTCCTTCTAAAAATGTAGCAAACGCTGCTACTGATCTTTGATCAGTTAATTCTAAAGCTCTAGCAAGACCATCTTCTCCAAGCTCTGCTTGTAATTTACTTAAAGCTGGAATAAAATCTTCTACATTTCTTACTGGTTCGCCTAATGCTTTTGCTAGTTCTCCTCCAGAATCTGCTAATTTTAATAATATATTTTTTGTTGATGTAGCAGCCGTTGAAGCATCAAATCCAGCATTTGCTAATGTTCCTAATAAGGCAGTTGTATCTTCTAAACTAAAACCCAATTTAGCAGAAACTGGAGCTACTTTTGACATAGCAGTTCCAAAAAATTCCATGTTTAAAGCTGACTTAGTAGTTGCAACTCCAAGAACTGAAGCTACTCTTTCCATTTCATTTGCTTCAAGTCCAAAAGCTCTTAAAGTTGATCCAGCGATTTCGGCAGATCTCGGAAGCTCTGAGCCAGTTGCTTGTGCTAATTGAAGAATTGCTTCAGAACTAGCAATAATTTCATCTGGCTTAAATCCTAATTTTGCTAATTCAGTTGAAAGACTAGCAACTTGAGTAGCGGTGAACGCAGTAGATCCTCCTAATTTTCTAGCATTTTCTTCCAAAGCTATCATTTCGGAATCTGTTGCTTGACTGATTGCTCCAAGATTTGCGATAGCTTGATCAAAATCAACTACAACAGAAATAGCACCTCTTAAACCTCTAACTATTCCAGTAATTCCAGCAGTTACACCTACTGCTCCCATTAAAGATTGAAATCCAGATCTTAATTTATTGCCATAGTTTCCTACATTTCTTTGATATTGACCAGCAGCAGCATCAACAGATTTTAATTTTTTATCTAAATTTTGAACTTCTTTTGCTAATAATCTGGCTTGCTTTGTGTTTCCTTTTCCTTGAACTAATAAGTCTTTATATTGTTTCCTCAAAGAATTTAAAGTTCTTGATTGTTTTTCATAAGCTCCTACAAGTTTTAATTCTTCCCTTGCTTGTTGTTTTAAAGCTTTGTTTCTTTCTTGAATTCTTACTTTAGTTCTAGCATTGTTTTTTGCTTGTTTTTCAGATGCTTGATTTAATTTATTAACTAATTTTACTCTTTCTTTTTCTAATATAATCAAGTTTTTTTCAGCTTGTGATACTTTTTGAGTTTCTTCAGCTTGTTTTCTTATTCCATCAGAATTTGTTGGTTTTGATTTCAATGCTTGTTGTGAAACTTTAAGCAAACTGATCATTTCAGTTTTTAATGTCTTGACCACTTCGATCATTGTTTTTATTTCTTCAGTAGTTCCTTTAAATAAATTTGAATCAAATATATCTTCTTTTTTAATTTTTGACATTTTCTTTTGCTTGTTTCATTTTTATATTTTCAGCTTCATCATTTATTATATTAAGATAAGTAAAATATTTTCTAGTAGAAAGATTATAAATATCTAAACTAGAATTTAGCCACTTTTCAATTAAAACAACTTGCTTTGTAAAATCATTTCCATTTTCATCAATACTATTATTATTTTTTTCTTTTAATAATTGTTTCTCTTTTATTCTAATTTCGTTTTGGATAAATTTATTATCATCTATCCACATTTTGCATTTCAATAAACTAATTTTTCTTTCCAGCTCTAAAACTCTTTTATATTTTTTTGTAAATCCAAAATCATTTAAATACTCATCATAAATATTTTTCCAAATAGGTTCTATTAATTTGATAATTTCAGTATCTATTACAAATATACGATAATCTACATCTTTTAAAATATAGGTAAAATCCTTTTCTTGATAAATTTTAATCCAATTCCATAATGGAAGTTCTTCCAAAGTTTCATAAAATTGATAATTAATAGTTTTTTTTTTATTAAAAAACTTGTTCCAAAACATATTTACGAATCTTAGGAATTAATACTTTGTTTAATTTATCAATATTTTCAGATGTTAGTCCAACAATATTAGATCCATATTTTTCAATTAAATTAGTTTTATCACCAAAAACATCAATTTTGATTGGATCAGTATTTATTTCGATGTCTCCATTAGAATCTACAAAAGGTTTAAAAGAATCATAAAAATCACCAGTATCTTTTAGGGTAATATGATCATATTTTTGTCCTTTTATTTTTTTAAATTCAATTGTTAAATTTGAATAAGTTCCAATTTTAGATCCATCTGATCTAATTCCATCCTTATACAATTGATCCTCTGTATTAAGATTTATAATTAAATCTAAAACATCTCTATCTTTTGAAACTATATGTAAAAGAATTAATCTTTCGTTTAATTTTGATTTTGCTTTATTTAAAAAATTTAATAATTTATCCATATTTCAAAAATATGAAAACTAAAAACAATATTAAAAGAAGATTAAAAATAGATAAGAATAAAGCTTGTGTAGATCTTTTAGAGTGTCTCATCATATCCAGTATTTAAAAGCTCTTTTATTCTTTTAGCATAAGAATCAATTGTTTTATATGATCTTAATTCTGCTTTACCAGATTTATCAAAATACATGATTTGTAATGCTCCATCAATTTTGATTCTATTTACTGTTGACCAACCTCCAAAAATATCATCAATTTTAAATTGTTTACCATCTTCTAAACTTTCTTTAATTTCTTTATAAGTCATCTTTTTTATTTTGAGTTTTAATAATAAACTTTAATGCTTTTAAATATCTTTCTGAATCTATTTTATCAAATAATAATTCTAAAAATTCATTATTTTCTTTAGTATCTGCTTTATCTTCCATAATCTGTTTTTATAAATATAAAACAAATATAAGAAAGATTTTTGTTATTACTACAAATAATTAGATTATTTTTCTTCTGGCTTATAGTTTGAAAAAGGTAGTTTAATATTATTTAATATTTGTTTTCTTTTTTGACAACCTCCACAAGCTTTGATTTTATTTAATGTAACTTTTTTAATTACATCTTCTACAACATCTCCAAGACCTTTTTTATTTTTCATAGATTAAATATATAAAAAAAAAGGGAGCTAAATTAATAGTTCCCTTTCTTAATATTACTTAATGAATCTTATTCTGATTTGTTTTTTTTCTTCTTTTTAGGTTTTAAAGATTGAATTTGATCAAATAAATCTTCATCTTTATAAGCTTTTAAAAAATTAGTTTTAGACATTTTAAAAACAGATTCTTTATTAAAGTTTATTCCTTTAAGAATTATATAATCAGATTTTTTCATTTTTAAGCAGTTTGTTCATCAGCAGTAACTTTGCTAAAATCGTAACCAACCTTAGAAACGACTGTAGAATACTTATCTCCAGCAGCAATTGGTGCTGGCCATACCGCATCATAAGATCCAATATTAACTGAAGATTCAGTCCATGAAGTTAAAGTTACTTGATTACCATTTAATATCATATCAACATCAGCTGGAGATATATCACTAACTGGAGTTCCAAAATCAGTTGTTTTAAGATCAATTGTGAATCCAGAAGTAGTCTGATTTGAATAAGTTGCAGAAACATCGTAAAGACCATTTAAATCATCAATATCAAAATCTAAAGTGTCAGCTTCTGCAAATCTTAAATTTTGATCTTTTTGACTCAATCTCCACTGCCACCTCAACATTATCATTTGAACTTCAGCATCAGTTGCTTTCATCAAAGTACAGTAGAAAGTTTCATTATCTATTGCGATAGGATAAGCATGTCCATCTCCTTTATCATAATAAATAAAATTACCTCCAGCATCAATTACATAAGCTCCGAATTCAGAACATCCAAAAGATTTGTAGTGACCTAATTCTTGAGTAGATCCTAAAGGAACGTAAGAAGTATTTGTTCTTGCTCCTTCTCTAACTGTAATAATTTTTCCAGAATTAAATTCTTGTGTAACTGGATCTTCTCTTACATCTTCAGTATTATCAACTTGAGCTGTTGGATAAAATCTATCTAAAGGATTTAAAGCATTAATTTTAGTAAGTAATTCGGTTTTTGTTATGTTTGAAGGATCTAGATTTAATTTATTTTCATTTCCAGAAGCATCATATCTTGGAACAAAAATAAATTTTCTAGCAATCTGCATAACTGGAGGGCAGTCGGGACTACCTAAGTTTTGTAAAGTTGCATTACAATTACAATCTATTGCCATTTTTATTTAATTTTTTAGTTTAGTTTCATTAGTAATATTATGCTAATATACAAAAGTTTTTTCTAATTCATATTTTAGCAAACTTATTTAAACAAGCTTTTTTTACTGGAAGATCAATTTCTAAATTAAGACCAGCCAAATTTTCATCTAATAAATATTTTACATGACCTCTGTCTTGAACAACTTTTCCCCAATTCGTATGCTTTGTATAAGTATAGTTTTCTAGCTTTGCCAAATATGGATGCTTATCACATATTTTAATAAATGTGTCAGCAAGATTTTCCATTGGATCTACAACATTATAATATTGCTCATCATTTGTCCAATCTAGTTTATTTGTTGTATCTAAAAAACTTAAAGTTAATCTAGGAGTGTTTCCTATTATTGAAGTGTGATCAGCTTCAAAATTTTGTCTTATAACTTCCCACAAAATAACTGCTGGATATATTGCATCAGAAAATATTTCTTTTGAAGTATCAAGTTCTTTATTTACATCTATATAAGTCCCATGATAAAAATTAGGTTTACAATTCCTTATTACTGTAACATTTTCAAGATCAACAAGATCTGGATTATCAATTTTTATTCCATCAAAACTTTCTTCAAATGATAAAACTCTAGTTTCTAAAACTAAATTAAATACATATCCAGTTCCAGAAATAAATTCATAATAACCTAAAACAATTTTTTCATCAATTTCTAAAGATTGATCATTATTAATTTTGTATTCTAAAATTGGTTTTACTTTATCTGGCTTATCTATTGCAGTAACTTCCCATTCAAAGCGAAGTTTATCAACTATTTTTTCAATAAATTTAATAATATCTTGACTAAGATTTTCCATAATAATAAAATAAAAATTCTGCTAATATTAACCAAATTGCAAAAAAATATAATCCATATTTTTCAATCAAAACAATTTTTTTTTCTCGCCATTTATCAAAACATTCCATCAAGAACACTTAAATTTTTTTGTTTAGTTTTAAAATCTTTATAGGGATTTATATGTATATATTTATTTTCAAATGATAATCCAGAATTTGCTTTAAATATTATTGAACATTGATCTGGAACATCACCAACATCATTTGAATCAATTATATAATCAATTTCATCTAATTCAAAAGAATCTCCAACATTTAATAGTGAACAAAAATTTAAACTATTTTTTAAATCTTCTTGTTTTATTATCATTAAATATTCTCCAGAAACTCCTATTTCTGTAATATCAAAATAATGTAATTTTTTATCATCTGTATTATATAGAAAATTGCACGCTTCTTGATAAATTTCAATACCTAAATTATATCTTTGCTCTATCACATTATTAGTTTGTAATTGACTTGAACCAATAGAATTTTCAGCATCAGCAAAACGAATTCCAACACTTGTTGGCTTAGCATTTAGATTTCTTACATAATCCCAATATATTAAATATTTTAAAGATTCAATTATTCCAAAGTAAGATGTATAAATTTCATTATGATCAAAATAAAAAAATTGATTATCATAAGCATCAATTCCATAAACTAAAGATTTATATTTATTAGAATCAATTGCATCAATTTTTAAAATTTCATTATATTGAAAGTCTCCAATTAAATCTCTGAAAAAATTTTCTTGATTTCGTTTTATATAAAGATCAAGATCATTAGTTTCTTTTGTGTTTTGACTAATTTTAATATTTCCTTTAAAGTCTGATTTTGTAATTAGTTCCATATTAATTCAAATATACAAAAAAAGGGTAGCGATTAAACTACCCTTTGATGAGATTTATTAAAAAAAAAAATTAAACTGCTGCTATATAGCTACTGCTAATTCTTTAATTGCATCTTCTATACCTCCTCGAACGATTGCATTATTATCTACAATTCTTAAAACACCTCTCCACTCTGTTAAAATAGTTCTAAGGTTTTTTGTAAAATCATCTCCAGACATTCCAAATTCTAAGCTCATATCTTCTTTTACATACATTCTAATTTGAGACATATCACACATTGCAAAATTACCAGCAGCAATATGATTTGAAGTAGAAATTGTAACTCCATTTAAACTCATTTGATCAGCAGTAACTAGCAATCTATTTTGATAATTATTATCTAGATCTTTAGTTAATTTTAAAGTTGCTAAATCTTTTGGATTTAAAAATATATGAGATGCTTTGTAAAAATAGTCTGCTTCCATGTTAGTCATAGCAACTTCCAAAACATCAATAAGATTTGGAGCATTAACAGTTCCAGCAAAAGTTTGAGCACCAAAGGCATTACCAGCACCTAAGATTCCATCAAGTTGAGGAGCACCTCCACCTTCAAAACAATCTCTGTCAACTCTTTCCAAAATGTTTCCAACTAAATCTCTGTTAATTTCACCTTCTAAAAAAGAAATATCATCTAACATTTCAGTAGATACTTTTATAAAGTTTGCATACTTAACAACAAATTTAGATTCTACAACTAAAGTAAATCTTGATTCTGGCTTATCCTCTCCTTCTGGTGTTGCAGCAGCTTCATTTTTTCTTCCTTCTTTTCTTACATAAGAAACTACATTTGAAGAAATTGGAGTTTGCTCAACAAAAGGTAGAAATCCTAAAATTGATCTTCTTTCGTCATAAACTCCAGGTTCTCTATAAGATTGTGGTAATTCACCTAATTGAGCAGCATTATTGTCATAAGTCATAGTTTTTCCGAAAATTGGTGTTCCAATTTTATAAGAAAATTCATTATCTTTTGCTTCAGACATTGATCCAGAAAGACCTTTTAATTTTTCAGAATTTTTATTTAATCCTTTTCTAGTTCCTCCGACATTTAATATATCAGTTTCATTTTCTTTAATTTCTGAAAGTCTTTTGATTTTCAAACCTTGCTCAGCTAAAATTGAATTAAGTTTTGATACTTGTTCTTCAGTTTCTTTTTTATAACTATTGTATAATTTTGCTACTTCTTCTTTTGAACTTTTTGAAGAAATCGCTTCATCAATTTCAGCATTTTTTGCTTCATTGATTGTATTGTAATATCCAGCTAATTCTTCTACAGATAACTTTGATATTTCATCATTTGATTTTAAATCCATTTTTTTAAATTTTAATTTTAATTAATGTTTGGTAATGTAAATAATAAAAACTCACGAAGTTTTTCTTCGGATTCGGCTTTTTTATTTTGAGTAGTTTTTAAAACTGGCTCTTTAATCAAAAGTGAATTATATTGTTCTTGTATAAAAGCAAGTTCTTGTGATAGAATTTTAAATCCTCTATCTGAATAAGTGCCATTGCTAATTTCTTTTCTAACTAAAGACATTCTTTGATTTACTTCAGTTAAATATTTTTCTTGATCTTCAATTGATTTTATAACTCCAAAACTAGGAGTAGAAGAATTTGATCCAAATGTCACATAACTTCCTTCCCAAAGTTTGACTTCATTAATTTCGTTGTAACCTTTATTTCTATCTAAATAATCTTTTCCTTCTTCTGTATAATCTACATTTTTTTCATCTTCATAATCTATCCAATTAGATTTAGATTCTATGTATTGAAATCCTATAGAATGTTCTTTTATTATTCCAGAATCATACATTTTTAGAGCATCTTCACCATCAGTGTGAGTTCCAATTTTGCTTTCAAAATATAATCCTTTATCATCTTCTTTCAATACTTTAATTTCTCCGATAGGTCTTCTCATATCATGATGAGCAAGATGTGCAATTTTTCGATTACTTGAAGATTCTGGACCTCTATCATTTATTGATTTTAAAAAAGCTCCTTTTTTAATTAAATCTCCATCTGAATCTATGTTATTAAATGAGCTAAAATATCCAGCAACTATTCTGGAATTTGTATCTACATCTTTAATACTTAAAGAAGTTTGTAAATTTCGATAATTATAATCTTTAGTCATTTAACAATTTTATTTAATTATACAAATATAATAATAAATTTTTCATTTTTTATTCTTCATTTATATCTTCAGTTATATTATTTTGATTTTGTGAAATATAAACACTGTCCATTTCTTCATTTTCAATAGGATCAAGACCTAATTGTTTTCTAGCATCATTTCCAGAAATTATTCCAGAAGTTCTTAATTTTACCAATCTATCTGCTAAAAGTTCCATGTCTTGTTGTAATGGTTCTATATTATCAAGAATAGGACATAATTTTAGATTTCTATTTTCTATTTTAGAAATTGGATCTACTAACCAATTATTTAATCCGTTTTCTGTTTTATAAATTTCTGGTAAAATAGCATCAGTCCAAAGAGCTTTTTGTGCTTCTTTTCTATTGTTAAAAGTTTTATTTGCTGGATCATTAAATAAACTTGAATCAACATGATAAGCGTTACATAATGCTCTTAATGAAATTACTCCAAGATCTAGAAGTTCCATATCTTGAGGACTTAATCCCATTTTAATAAAATCAAGTTTTTTATTTGAAACCATAACTTGTCCAAATTTTCTACTTCCTCCTAATCTTTGATTTGCTTGTTCTTGCATTGCTTTTGCTTGTTCTGGAGTCATTGGTCGATCTGAGTTATCGGTCAATATTCCAGAAACTCCTCTATTTTTTAAAACATGAGCAGATGCATTCCATCTTTCAGAGCTTGTTTTCCAAACTTTTAATGTGGGTTCTAAAGGTGAAAGTCCATACAATTTTGGCTGTGTATCACAAGGATTAGGATAAAAAGTGTGAAGAATTTCTTCAGCCGAATAATTTGAAATTTGATTTTCATTATAAGAATAGCCAGTAATAAAATCAGAGTAGGGATTCATGTTTGGAGTTTTGATCTCTACATATTGAGACATCAAATTTTTAACTTCAGCAAAATAATTAAATCCTTCTGGCTTAATTCCATGTATATAACTATCTCCAGTTAATAATCTATAAATAAAATGCTCTTCTAAAAATTCTCCCCAACTTTGATTTAAATTAGGTGAAGCTAAAATATTATTCAATAAACTATCATAAACAACCTCATGAGATCCATCATTATTATATTGTTTTACTTCCCATTTTATAGATGCAGCATTTCTTGCTATATAAGAAACAATTGAATATACATCTGAAGATCTAGCGTAACTTTCATTAACAATATTTGGAAGATTTCCATAATCAAATACATAATTATCATTATTGATATATTGAAAAAAACCAGATTTTTTAAGATCAGTAGGTAAGGATTCTAATCCAGATCCAATATTAAAAAAAAACTTTCCTAATCTATTCATGATCCAAATATACAATTTTTTATTTTCAATAAATGAAAGGATCTGAAGCATTTTCTAATTCTTCTGCAATACCAGTTAAGACATCAACAGAATCATCAAATTTATTTAAGCCAGATTTTTGAAATTTTGTTACTTGATCATAAAATACTGGAAACAATATTTGCCAATTTTTTGGAAACAAAACATTATTTTGGACATTAGATTGCTGAGATAATATTCTAGATATTTTATTTTTTGATTGGTGAAAAGGTAAAACTTGACATCTTAAAGAATTTTTTTCAGATAATATTCTTTCAATATTTCTACTAAATGCTCTACCTCCATTATTAGATTCAATTAATGCTTGAATTATATTAAATTTAATTATTTGATTTGTAACTAAATCTTCAGTAATATCTACTGGCTCTTGAGTAAATATTACATCTAAAATATAAGCTTTTGAATTTATTATTTTGTAAGCTATTGAACACAAATAATCTTTGCCAGTATCAGCAACATCACAATAAATATAATTTTGACCATTTTCATTTTTTATTTCATTATAGGTTTTTAAATTATTATATAATAATCCTATTTGAGGGTGAGGATCTTGTTGAAATAAATTAGCAAAAACTAAAGGATTTTTTAATTTAATATTTAAAAGTTTTTCTTTATTATGTTTAGATTCCCATAAAGATTCACCTTCATTTCTAGGATCATCAATATTAAAATCATTTGTTTTTATAGCTGGTAACTTTATTACCTCCCACTGATCTCCTTCATGTTCTAATAATTTTCCAGCAAGATCATCTTCATGCCATCTTGTAAAAACTATTAAAATCTGTGAATTATTATGAAGTCTAGTTTCAGCAACTGAAGAATACCAATCCCAAACATTTTCACGAACTATATTTGACCAAGCATCTTTTGCATCTTTATAAATATCATCAATAATTAATTTATCAATTTGTCTAGATGTTAATGCTCCACCAACTCCAATAGAAACAACAGATCCAGTTGTATTTGGAATTTCAAATTCTGATTTGTTTTTTAAATAACCATCTTTAGAATCAATATTTAATTTTATTTCTGGAAATAGATATTTGTATTCATGATCAGTCATTATTCTTTGAATATCTTTTCCAAACTTTGAGCCAATAGTTTGATTATATGAAACTACTCCAATTTTTTGATCTGGATTATTACCTAATGTCCATGCTGGGTATCTTCTTGTGCTAATCTCACTTTTCCCATGTTGAGGAGGAACAAAAATCATTAATTTTTTTATTTCTTTTCTTTCAAAAGCTTCAATTTTTTCACATATTAATTTATGAAACCATTCTAATTCATAATCTTTTTTTGTGAATTGAATAAATTTAGAAAAGGAATTTTTGTTTTGTCTCCTTTGAATTTCTTTTAGAATTCTGTATTCAGATAAATTAGTTTTGGATTGCATTACGAAGCTCTATTAATCTTTTTTCTAGATCCTCATCACTAAGTAATTGTAATTCAGATTCCAAATCTACTCTTTGAACTATCTCTTGTCTTTCAACAAATCCACGATCTTTTCCTTTAGTTTTTAAATAGAAGATTGTAGATACATGATTGTTATTTTTTATTTGTTCAAATAATTTGGAAACTACATAATCAGTTGCAACTTCTTTAATATCATCAATTTCATTTTTAAAATTAATATCTGAATTATACCATTCATAAAAAGTAGATCTAGCTATTCCAACACTTTTGCAAGCAGTTGTTATTACTCCCAAACTTTTTTCCATAGCCAAAACAAGTTGCTTTTTTAATATGTCCGATTTTGTAGTTTTGCTCATTATTATATAAAGTTATGAAATTAAATTTAAAACTTCATTTCTTGCTTTTGGATCATCTTTAAATGCTCCTATCATTTTTGATGTGGTAGTATAAGTATCATGCTTTTTTACGCCTCTCATTTCCATACATAAATGTTTTGCTTTTAATATAACTGCTACCCCTTTTGGATTTAGTTTTTCTTGAATCAATTCAGCAACTTGATTTGTAATTCTTTCTTGATTTTGTAATCTTCTTGAAAATGTTTCTAAAGTTCTAGCTAGTTTTGAAAGTCCAACTATTTTCTCATTTGGTATATAAGCAATTGTTCCAGTTCCAGTAAATGGAGCAATATGATGTTCACATAAAGAATAAAAAGGAATATTAGATTGAATAATCATTTCATCATATCCTTCAGAACTAAAAGTTGTAAAATTAAATTCTGGTGGAGAAAGAAATTCTTTGTAGAATTTAATATATCTTTTAGGAGTTTCTTCCAATCCTTCACGATCTGGATCTTCCCCTAATTGTTTTAATAATTCTTTAAAATGATATTCTGGAGAATTTAAAGGATATTCCATAATTTATGATTTTGCACACTTAGTTTCCATTTAGGATTTTCTAAACATATATTTATACAATGATTCAAATTTTCTTTATTAATATTAAATCCATCAGAATGAGGTGAGATCCAATAATGATCAGCACTTATTGATGGTTCTGGAACAAATTGACCTTTATGTCTTACATATCTTAATTCATTAACATGATCAAAATTTCTTTTAATAACATGCTCAGCAACTTTAGGAGAAACACAAATAAAATCTAAATTATCTGGAACTTTAAATAATCCACTTGTTTCAATTGCTTGATAATATCCACGATCTTTAAAAAATTGAATAATTTCTTCATTTAATTGATCTGCTGGTTCGCCTCCAGTCCATGTTATTTCTTTACATTCTTCATTTGTTTCTTTCATCCATTTTAATAAATCTTCTACTGATTTATTTTCTCCTCCCTCGAAATCTGTATCGCATTTAATACCCATTTTATAACAAGCATTTTTAGTTTTGCATCCAGATGTTCTTATAAAAAAAGTTGGAACACCACATCTAGCACCTTCGCCTTGTAAAGAATAAAAAAGTTCACTAATTTTTAATTCCATTATATATTATTTTTGATGATTTAGTTTCTGAAAATTGAATTTCAATTATATTTAATTTTGTTTCGTTTTTGATTTGATTAAAAAGCCAAATAGCCATATTTTCAGCAGATGTTTCAAATGGTAATTTTATAAATGGCTCATCATTAATTTCTAATAATGGACATAAAGGATCTGTATCATGAAGTAATAAATAATGATCGTAACTTTTAATAATAGGTTCTACAAGTTTATCAATATCAGAAAAAAGCATTGTTACTCCATCTTTCATTTTATCAAATTTAAACTTTACGATTACATCATAAGTATGTCCATGAAGTCTAGAACATTTTTCCCCAGCAGTTTTATTTCTATGTCCAGCGTAGAAATAATATTTTTTTTCAATTATCATTTTTGATTTTTTAATTTAAAAATTATAGATCCTACTAAAATTAAACTTAAAATAATAAATGTAATATTAATTAAATTCGGATGAGAATGTTCTCCACAAATTCCTAAAGCATGATATATAAATTCTTTCATATCCATTTATTTTTTTTTGCTTCTTTAAAACCTTTCATTCTTAATATAGAAGCTGGATTATCTGCTTTACCAAAACCCCAATCATTTTTTGTCATGTCTCCATTGTAATCTGTCAAAGTTTCATTTATAATAATATCTAAACAATTTAATTCATTTGCTAATTTAAAAGTTTCTGCTTTATTTAAATACATTAAAGGAGTGTGAATTAAAAAATCACCAGATCCATAAGCAAGTGATAATACATTTTGCATTGCATCTATTGAAGTTTTTCTGCAATCTGGATAACCAGAATAGTCAGTCTGACAAACTCCAGTTACTATATTATTAATTTTATTTTCTGCTGCATAACCTCCAGCAATTGATAAAAAAATTATATTTCTTCCAGTTGTAAAACTTGCTGGTAAATCTTTATTAATATGACTTTTTTCATTATGATTGTGATTTCTAGTTAAGCTTGATTTTGTCATTATATTGCTAATATTAAATATTTTATATTTTACATTTAATTTATTAGCTATTTTATAAGCTTGATCAAGTTCTTTTTTATGAGTTTGACCATAATCAAAACCAATTGCAGTCACTTCTTTAAAATATTTTTTTGCCCAATATAAACAAGTCGTAGAATCTTGTCCTCCAGAAAATAAAATTAAGCATTTTTCGTTTTTATGTTTGTTCCCCAGCATAGTAAGTGTATTGTTTTAATAAATAAGAAATTTGAAGCATATCACATGAATAATAAAATTTTAGATTTTCATTATCTTTTAAATCAACTTTATTCCATAAATAATTTATTTCATTTTTATATTTTTTTAAAAGTTTTTCTCGATTGATATTGGATTTTTTGATAGTATGTGTTTTAGTTTTATCATTATATTTAAAATGTCCAAATCTGTTTAAAGATAGCCATGAAGTAGAATCTGATGATGTGCAAAAATTTAAATCTTTTATCATTTGATTATCTGTGCATCCTAATAAATGTATATCAATATCTGGTTTTTTATTTTTTATGTAATTTGATATATTGTAAGCTTTATTTTTTAAACCTAAAAATCTAAATTCTGGAATAGATAAAGCAATATAATCTGAAAATTCTATCATTTCATCAAGTCCTTTAGTTCCATCTTCAAAATGAAAAACATTCATTATTCTATTGTTTGGTAAATCTTTTCTTATTTTTTTTCTAAAATTCCAAGTTTCTTTTATACCTAATAATTTTTGGCAATCAAGTTCTACAACTGTTCCTTTAAATTCATTATTTAATGTTAATTCAATTAATTTATTATAATATTTGTCAATAAAATTTTTTGATTTATCTCCTTTATAAGAGCCATGAACCAAACTAAAAATTCCAGAATCTTGAATTGAGTGTTTTGAATTTATATAATTTGATTTACTTACGTTTTTATATCCATCTTTATTAGCATTAAAAAAACCATGAGGAATACCAAATTCATAACAAATAAAAGGAAAAATTGTAAAAAGAGTATAATTAGCATTAACACAATTTGTAAATAATTCAGATCTTACTAAAGATTCTGCTCCAGCAAAATGAACTTTTAAATTTTTTTGCTTTTCGCAAATCATTATAAAACATTATTTATACAAGTAATTTCATATAAAGCAACTCCATTAGAAATATCTCTATTTTTTTTATATGAATTAATTGTTAGCATTATTTCTTTTTTTTGTTCTGGGGACATAGGAATTTCTAGCATTACAGCTTCATCTTTATGTTTTAAAGAATTATTTTCATGCTCAATTTTGATAGAATCAAGATCATCAATAAAAGTGACATCTGAAAATTGAAAAGGCGAAAATCCAAAATCTACTAATAATTCAGTTTCAAAATGCTTTTCTAATAATTCAAAATCAAATTCACCAGAATTTTTATTTAATCTTATGTTCAATTCCTTTTCTTGATCAATATCTAGATTTACAAATGTTGCTGGAATAGTTTTATTTTTTAATTCTTTCCAAATTTTTAATCTTTGATGACCTCCGATTAATATATTTTTTCTTTTTGGATTTTTATTTAATATTATTGGATCTACTATTCCGAATTTTAAAAGAGAATTTTTTAATTGTTTTTTATCTTCTGGAGAAATTTTTCTTGGATTATATTCAGATTCCTTAATTTCTGATATTTTAATTTCTTTTATTTCCATCTATTTCAATTTGTAAAAGATCAATCTGATCTTGAGTAATTTCTATATTTTCAAAATCTTCATTCCATTGATAAAATTGTTTCCATGAAAATAAATTTTGTAATTTTTTTATTTTATTTTCCTTTTTCATCTCCTAATACATATAATTCAGTTAAAATTGAAATAATTAAATATATAATTGTTAAAATTTTAATTGCTAAATTATCAGTTGTAGAAAATATTAAAAGACTAAGACCTATTGCTATAATACTTTTCATTTAAAAAGGATTTTCTTCAAACTTTTTTTTCTCAAATAAACTTATTTTTATTTTTCCATCTTGTGAAACTGGTAAAGTATATATTTCAATATTATGATGTCCACCAATTTTTTCAAATGATGTTCCAATTTTGATCCAGTTTGTTTTTTCCTCTCCGTTTTTATCCATGTATTTTCTTGGATAACAAACATCTTTAATTTTTAAATCGCTCATTAATTATATATTTTATACAATACTAACAAATTTATTTTAATTACTTGTTATTTATTTTAAATTTAAGATCCATTTTTTTTAATTCTTCAGATAATTTTTTTAATAATGGCTTTGCTTCTTCATGAGTAATTAAATCTTTTTTTGTTTCAATTGGTAATGCTTTAAGCTCTTGAAATTTTTTCTTTTGTAAATAATTTTGATTAGCATTTAAAATTTTTCCTATAAATAAAGTATTAAAGCTTCCAAAAGGTTCTATTATTTTCCAATAGTTTCCAGAAGAATTAAATCCAAAAGCATTTACAATTTCTTCTAAAGTAATATTTTTATAATTTGATTTTATAAACTTTTCAGCAATTTCAATTTCAATTTTTTCTGGCTTTAAACCAACCATTAAAGCACAATAGACTAAAGTTTGTTGAATTTCTTTATTACCATCCAAGTTCTTTAGAGATGTTTTCTGTATAGCTAGTTGCTTTTCTACTTGTAAATCTTGTTTTCTCATTATTCTCATTTTTTGCATTTAACCATTTGTCGATATTTTCATCATTTCTTAAAAAGTATTCTGGAGTTAAATATTTAAATCCGTTTTTTATATGATAATCATCATTATAAGCATTTTTAATTGCTTCTTTAATTTTTTCAATTCCGAAAGTTTTTAATCTAAGTTTTAATTTTGATTTATTTAAAATATTAAATTTTCTTTTAAATGATAAATTAATCCAAGATAATAATTCTTTAGATTGTGAATTTAAAAGTTCGTTTTGATCTGTTTGTTTATTATCTTCTTTAACTATATTATTAATTATATTATTTGCTTGCTGTTTTTGATTAACCCCCTTATCATTTTTGACTAACCCCCTTGCTGGATTTGAAATTGATAAATAAATTTTTCTTAAAGTTCCATTTGGACTTTTTTCAACTGAATTTTTAATATGACCTTTATTATTTAGATTAGAAACGCTTCTAGAGATCGTTAAAGGAGAGCAGTTTAAAAGATCTCCAATATATCTATTACTAGCCCAGCAATATCCTTTTTCATGCGTTAAATTAGATATTACACTATAAACAATTTTATCTTTATCACTAAGATTTGGATCATATAAAATAAAAGCTGGTATTATTGCAATCCAATTTTTATTGTATTTCGTTTGAATCATATTTATATTTTAAAACACTCATAATACTTTTTACTCTAGTTAATTCAGAATATAAAGATCCTACTTTTTCATCACAAAACTCTACATTATAATTAAATTTTATCATTTCTATAGTATCTTTTTTATCTAAAATTGATTTATAATAATCTATGTAATCAGATAATTTATTATGATAATTCTCCCAATACTCGTAACTATGCTCTTCCATTTTTTTATTTTATTAATTTATAACATTGAATACCATTTACAAGCCATGATACTTTAACTCCAAATTTATTAATTGAATTTTTTTGATCATTTGTTAAAACATCTTCAAGATCATCAATTTTAAATACAAAATATTCACAACCCTTTTTTAAATTTTCCCAAATAAATCTATTTAAATTTTTATCATAAGTCCAATTATTGCAATATACATAATCTGATTTATTCAAAATTTTAGGTATTTTTCTTATATCTTCATTTATATATTTTATTAATTGTAATTGATTAGAATAAGAAATTTTTTTTGCTATTTCATGTTTATCAGAATCTAATTCAACCGCATTACAATAAATTGAATTTAATTCTGCTATTACTCTACAACCTTTTCCAAAACCAGATCCAATTTCAGTAAAAATTGATTTTCTTAGTTCTGCTGTTTTTCTAATTTCGTTTGAAATAACAATTAATCCTTGATATTGAATTTCACCATAAATTAAATTACCTCTTTCTCTATCCATTATAATTTTTTAAATCATCTCTAACATCACTTTCCAGCTTTGTAGATCTTAGTTTATATTTTTTGCCTCTTAGTTCTTCATGATCATTCTGAAGCAATCTTCTAACTCTAATTATTGAAGTAGGTGAAGTCAATTTATTATTAAATAAATGTTCTAAGCTTTTATGATAATCTATTTTAAAAAATACACATTCACTCAACCATAATCTAGCAATTAATTTTTGATCACAATCTCTAGTGTCAGAATAATCTTCCAAAATCTTTTTAACCAATTTTTTACACTCTGTTATTTTATACTTTTTCATATCTCTACAACTTTTTTATTAATATGATTTTTAATTATTTGCATCAATTCATCTTCAGATCCATTAAATTGATCTACATTCTCCATATAATAATCCATACATTGATCCTTATCTAGATTTTTAATTTCATTTAAAACATCATTTTCATTCAATCCAATGTTTTCAGTTTTTATTGGTGAAGCAGTTTTATCAAAATTAAAATCGTATTCTGATTGGATTCCAGAAATACCAAAAGCTTTTTTTAAAGCATGAGATTCTGCTACTTTTTTAATCATTTCAGATGGATGAGTTTTCCATGCAGAAAATCCTTTGTTATAAGTTTCAAAATCTACAAATTCAATTGTTGGCTCACCTCCTTTTCTAAAAACTAAACAATAAGCACCAATAATTTTACCTCTTTCTTTTAAAGGTTTTGTTATTTCATGCTTAATATTATTATTTGCTACATCAATAGACCATTGATCACCCTCTCTTACTTCACAAGATCTTATTCCATTAAATAATGGATTTTGTTGTGCTTTAGAAAGAAAACCATCTCTACCAGCAAAAATTAATAAATTACCTCTACCATCTTTATAGCACCAAACCTCTTTATTAAATGGATTTAATTTCATTGTTTTGCATATATTTAAAAAATATGCTAATTCAGTTGCAGTTGTTCCTTTTGCTACATTCTGTTGAATTATTGCTATTTCATTTGGTTTGTACCCAGTAATATCAGATACTTTTTCGTAGATTGTAAGTTTGCTCATTTTTCTCGTTTTTAATTATTCTCTATTTATTTTTATTTTTTGAATTATACATTCCTCACATATATAAGGTTTGTTTCTTCTTGATATATAATTATTAATTGTATTAATAGGAGCAACATGATGCTTCACTAAAAATCCAGTTAATGTTGGAAAGACTTCTTGATTTCCATTTTTCCATGTTATTAAAATAATATACTTCATTAAACAAATTTAAATTAAATTCTTGTTAAATACTACTAATCTGGTAATTTAATATCTAAATTATTTTCTACATAATTTTTAATTTTTTCTATATATGCAGAAAATTCATTAATATTTAATTTAGATGTAGATCCTAGACCTTTTACTAGATTTCCGTTTTTATCTTCAATTGTTTTTTGCAAATATTTATATTTAAAAACTTCATGAAGTTCTTCAGATTCATAACCAATCTCATTTGCAATAAATTCAATTAGTTTCCAATAATATTTATTTTGATTTATTGATCTATTTTCTTTATAATCAGAAATTTGAATTAAATATTCTCCTTTAGGTAATTTTTTTATAAAATCTTCAATTTGTTTTTTATTTTTCCAAATCGTAGTTCCTCTTTCATCTACTTTAAAAAAACCTAAAAATTTAGACATATTTACTAATCATTATTTTATGAGCAATTTTTTTTAATTGGTTAAAAGTTACAGTTTCCTTATGAAGAATAGGAGCTTTTTTAACTATATATGATCCTTTATTATTACAATAAATCAATCCACAATATTCTGGAAGCTCTTGAGCTTTTATTAAACCAATAGGACAAGCGTAATAAAAATAATTGCATCCATATCCATTTGATGTTTGAAAATGTTTTTCCTTTTTATTAAAATCTGCTAAAAAATCAGATCTTGATCTTTTGACTTCAAATTCAGTTGTGAAATCAGATCTATTTAAAGATAATACATCACATTCCCATTCATCAAAATAATAAAAATTTTTTGCTATTAATTGATGATTAAAATAAAGACATTGATTAATCACTTTCTTCTGAATTGTCGAAGTATTCATTTAGTTTTTTATAATTTTTATAATGTGATTCAATTATTTCTAATGTGTGAATCATTCCACAACCAAATGATTTTTCTCTAGAATTTCCACAGTTTATCAATTCATTTGCTCTTTCAGAAATATCTTTTCTAATATTGTAAATTAATTTTCCTCTATAATAATCAAATTTCATATTGTCTTTTTGTTAATTCTATTAATGCTTTATACTTATTTTTTCTATTATACTCATACCACTTGCACATTCTTAATGCTCTTGAATAAATTTGAATGTCAGCTAAAAGTCCAAGTTTTCTTTCAGCTTCAAAATGAAAATTTTTCATAATTAATTATTTTTTATTTTATTTAAATACCAATCTGGAAAATTAATTTCTTTAATATTTACATGATTAAACTCATGACCTTGATCCCAAGATTTATTTTTTACACAATAATCAAAATCTTCCATAATTTTATTAAATATTTTTTTTCCAGAATTTAAAATATCATTTGAAAATTTAACTACAGATACCTTATAAGGAGCTTTATTTTCAATAATAACATGATAAAAATCTGGAATTATTTGTTTTTCTTTTATAATACCATGTCTATAAATATAAGCTTGTAAATGATAGAGCCATTTTATCACATTTAAATTCCATCTTTCTGGATCAGAATCTTGCGAAGTTTTTAAATCAAAAATAAAAGGTTTATTATTTAATTCTCCAAATCCATCTAATATTCCTTTAATATTATAACCTTTAAAATTAAAGCTTATATTTTTTTGAACCTCAGTAGTATTATCTAAAATCATTTTTGAAAATTGATTTGTTTTTAAATTATTTACCATTAATTCAGCTTGATCATTTAATTCTTCACTAATAGAAATTAAATCAGAATCTTTTAATCTTTCTTGAAGATTTTTATAATCTTCTTTTCCTTGCTTTGTTCTTTTATCAATTTTCGGAACAATAATAAATTTGTCATTAAATTTTTCTGGCTCTAATAATTTACAATCTACTGCAGATCCTAGAACCATTGAATCTGTCCATTTATAATCTTGATTTATATATTTAATAAAATCAATTGGACTTGAATAAAAATGCTTTAAACTTGAATAACTTAATCTAGTTTTTTTGGTATAACCTTTTGAATATTTCATATTATTTATTTAGATCTTTTAATAAATATGATTTTGAAGCAATCATTTTTTCAGTTTCTTTTTTAGTTTCATTTAAAAACTGATTTCTATATTTTGATGTGGTTCTTGAATAATCCCAAAAATTTTTATCTAGTTGAATTTTTGAGTTTCCAAAAGGTTTAAATGCTATTAATGAATCATAGCTTTGAAAATATAATCCTTTATTTGTTTCTATAATAAATTGATTAGGAATAGAATTTCCATTATTACTAATCATGTTTTCTACTTTAATTTTCATCTGTTTTTTTTTAAAATATTATTATTCACTAATTAAATCATGAGCCATTGAAAAAGCATCTATTACTTTATCTTCATTAATTGATTTATTTTGAGAAATAAATCTTTCCGCTAAAATATCGAAATCCTCATTTGGATTATTTAACATTAATTTTTTTGCTTTGCTAATTAAATTATTCATCTGTTTTATTTTTATTGATTTATAAATATATAACAAAGATAAAGATTATTTTTGTTTATCCTACAACTTTACAAAAAAAAAGGTAAGTTTTTACACTTACCTCATAAAGATCTATAAACAGAAAAAAGATCTTTTATATTAATTTTGCTATTCCATGTTTTACTAAATAATTTGCATTCTGTTTTGATACTTTTGAAATCATATCTTTTTTTATTCTTCCAGATTTTGAATCTTTTAAATAAATAATATTAACTAAATGATCAATTTGATCCTTATTTTCTAAAATAATTTTATTCATAATCTTCCAATAATTCCTCAATGTAATGACTTTTAATATTCATAGCAAATTCTACTATATCAATTGCATCTTGTAAAGTATCTTTTCTCATTTTAACATGATCTTGATCTATTTGACAATGTTCCATTTCTTGATATGCTTTTAATTTTCCACAAGCTGCTGCTAATCTTGATCCTATTTGCGACATATAATCTTCCGCTAAATCTAATTTTTGTTTTTCTGTAAATACATTATACTTTGATTTCATTTTTCTGTTTTTTTAATTTATAATTGTTTTATTTAAATAATTGATAACATCTTTAATTTTTTCTTTTGGAATTTCATCAAAAACATTATAATTAAATTTAGTTTCATTAAAACACAATTCAACAAATTGTGAAGCATCTTCATAAGAATATCCTTGATTAAATAAATGCTTTTTACAATTTTCTATTGTTTCCCCTAATTTTAATAATAAATTCATTTTTTATAAATTAAGAGTTATAAAAATACCAAATTTTTTCTTCCAATTCTTTGATCCATTTTGAATCAATTATATCAAAAGATTGATCACTATCTTCATAATTGCTTAATATTACACTATTAACATTTATTTTTAATTCTCCATCTGAGCTAGGAGGATTCCAATAATCACCATCATCATAAATTAAATTATTTTTTATATCATAATCTATTATTAATAAATAATCTTCTTTAGGATCGTTATATAATTCAATATTCTCACTAAAATAATCTGCTTCATATTCAAAATTAAATTCTGGAAGTTG